AATTTGAACCGTTTTGTTGAAATTATTGGAAATAATTTGAAAAATAAAATTAAAATGTAAATTGTGAAAAAATACAATGAATTTTTAAATGAGAAGTTAGTAAGAGAAAATATATTGACCTCTGATCAGCAACTTTTAGTTGATGCAATCAAAAATAATAATTTACAAATAATAAAAAATATTATAGCTAAAGGTATTAATGTAAATGAACTAATGTTTAAAATTTTTGAAGATGATAAATACTATAGATGGACGCCTTTAATATATGTATCAATGCGGCATCAGAAATTGAGGAATTATGGTGAAAAAATAAATGGATCGGAATCTGATGATAATTTAATATTAAAGGAGTTAATTAAAGCAGGGGCTAACTTGGATATAAAAGATAGAGATGGGAATACTGCATTGCATTATATTGCAGATTATGGTGGTATATTGTTATTAAAAGAATTAATAAAAGCAGGCGCAAATGTAAATATTCAAGATGGCAATGGATGTATTCCTTTACAAAATGCATTATATAGTAGAAATAAAGAGATGACTATAGAATTAATAAATTCTGGTTCTGATATTAATCTTAAAAATAATAATGATGAAAGTTTTAAAGATAGTTTCGATTATATCAGTCCTATGAAAGGAGATTACTTATATTTTAAAGATGATGATAGACAAGAAATAATTAATAGTTGCCCTAGTTTAAAAATATATTATGATGCTGAAAAATATAATTTATAAAAAAATTAAAATGTAAATATGGCTAGATCTACAAAACTTAATAGAGTTTTTAATAGAATAGAACTAAATTATACTAATTTAACTACACAAATTAAAGATTGGTTAAGTTCAGTATATGAAAAATCAAATATTCTTTTTAATTCTTCCTCACCCTATGGTCAGATACTAGAAGTTGTTAAAGAATTTTTCCTTCAAAATATATTATATTTGAAAAATTTTGTTAAACAACTTGATATAGATCAAGCTAACTCTAAAAGAATGATTAGTAATATTGCTCGTATTTCTGGACATAATCCTTCAAGAGCAATATCCGCTAGAGGTACTCTAAAATTTAAATTAAAGCAAGGTATAAATATTGATTCAACAGTTGCAGGTGGTCAAGTAATTATATATGATAATACTGTTGTTAAGAACAAATCAAATAGTCTCTATTATACTTTAAAAGTTGGTGCTGATAAAAATTATTATTATTTAACACCAGGTTGTCAATTTTTTGTTAATATTATACAAGGAAAATACGAATATCAGACATTTACTGGCGATGGTACTATTGCACAATCATTTCAAGTGTCTGTTAGTAATAATTCAACTATTGATAATTTTGATTTTCAAGTTACTTTAAATGGTATAAATTTACAAATAAAAGATCATTTATATGATATGTTGCCAGATGAATATGCATGTTATGCCAGAACAGGTTTCAATGGTGGATTAGATATTTATTTTGGAAACAGTGTAAATGGTATAATACCTCCTATTGGTTCAATAGTTCAAGTAAAATATTTATTAACTAATGGTTTAGTAGGTAATATATTGAATAATAAAGTTAACGATTTTACTTTTATTGATGATATTTATGATAGTGATGGTAATACTTTATCACCATCTGATATTTTTGATTTGTTTGTTGAAACAAATATTCAATTTGCAAGTGATGGTGAAACAATAGAATATACTAAATCTGTGATTCCATATGTTTCTAGAAATTTTGTTCTTGCAACACCAGCACAATTTATATATCATCTTAAGAAATTAAATATGTTTTCTAAGGTCAATGCATTTAATACTCTAGATATGGTTAAAATTGATATTGATAGTGATGGCTCTCTAGATAGAATCAATATTAATGAAATGTTTTTATATTTAATACCTAGAATAACAGATTATTTTTCAACTGATGTTAATTATTTTAATGTTCCATTTGATGCATTTTTCTTGAATGAAGTTGAAAAAAATAGAATAATAACTTATCTTAAAATGCAAGGAATAATAAGCATTACATCAACAATTAAAATTATTGATCCAATTATTAAGAGATTTATTGTAAATGTTTTTATTAGAAGGTTCGAAGATGTAGAAGAGGATAATATTAGAGAAAATATAATTAATATTTTATCAGATTTCTTTGCAAATTATTCAAGATATGATAGAGTTATTAAAGCTGATATAATTTCTCAGTTAAAAAAAATTGATGGTATTGATTCTGTTAATATTGAATTTGTCGGTAAAGATAACGAGGATTATCATAAAGATGGTGCCCTTTTATCATCTACTCAGAGACCTGTATTGCAATCTACTTATGCAACATCTTCTAATTCTGTTAATATGTCTTCTGATCAATATAGAAATATAGTATTAGCTCAACAAAATCAAAATAGAATTAGTCCTGATCAATCTTCGCCACAATCTAAGAATAGTCTATTATCTAGTGCTATAACTATTGGAAATTCAGAAAGTATATCAGATAGGACAGGAATTCAAAATTCGGAATTATTATCAATAGGAAACTCCACAGTTGTCGCTTATAGTTCTACTCAGCAATACGATGCTAAGAAAATGGTTGGCATAGACCCAGTTTTGGGTGATATAGTTATAGGTTATAATGAATTAGTTATACTAAGAGGTGGATGGACTAATAGAAATGACGTATATTTTAGCGAAGATCCTAAAACTTCTACTGGGTTTAGCACTGTTAATATTATTTGGAAAGGCAAGACACCAAGAAAATGAAATATATTAAATATTAAAATTATTCTTCGGTTAAAAACTCTTTGAATATCTCTTTTTTGTTATCTAAAACAAAAGTATGAATATAATAAGCTAATTCTTTATAATCTTTATAATCATATATACTATTAAGATTATAATCTTTTAAGAAATTTTCATCAGCAGAAATCAAATAATTATTATCTGGATCAAACCAATACGCAATTTCATATATTTTATCTTGTACTTTCATAGATAAAATGACAGCAACTCCGCCTCCAATTTCACCCAAATAATCTATTACGGTTATAAAATTAACTTCCATTAAAAGAAAACATATTTTTTTATATATATAATAAAAATAGGGTTTCAGATGGCTTTAAAAGACGTAAAAGATTTAGTTATAAGATATCCTGGTCATCCAAAATATGAACCAGGAAGAATTATAGAAGATGATGAAGTCGAAGTAATTGTTCAAAAATTAGAAATGATACTTTTTACCAATAAAGGTGAGGTATTAGGTGATACAGAAATAGGATGTAATTTAGAATATTATTTATGGCAAACTAGAATTACAACCGGAAATTTGAAATCAAAAGTGGAAGAACAAATAAATACTTATATACCAGAATTAATTGCTTTAGGTTATTCACTTGAAGTACTTTTATATGAAGGTACTTTGAGAGATATTTTATATCTAAATTTTCAAATTAAAGGTTATAATATAGATTTCGTTTTTGAATAAAAAAAATTTAATTTTATGTCAGAAAAAGTAGAAGAATTTGTATTAACAACAGATATAATTAAGGAAATTGAAGAGAAAGAGAATTTAGGTAAAATTCTTAAAAGACACGAAAAATTATGGTTTGCTAATACAAGAGGTGTAAGAAAGGCAAATTTAGTTTTTGCCATGACAGATGATGAATTTGAAGAATATGTCAAATGTAAAATCAATATTCATTATTTCGCTGAAAATTATTGTCAAATTAAAAGAGAAGATGGCTCCATCGGACCAATGAAGCTTCGTGACTATCAAAGAGACATTATAGATTTATATACGAAGAATCCAAGAAGTATCTTAATGGCATCAAGGCAAACGGGTAAATGCTTGATATTCAATACGTTAGTGGAAGTAGTTTCAAAATCTGGTGAACATAAGAAAATTCCAATTGGAATGATATTTTACAATGAGCTAAAAAATGAAAGAAAATTAACATTATTAGAAAAAATTAAAATTAAATTATATTATTTGATATATTTAATTGAGAATTCTTAATTAAGTTTTTGCCATTTTGACTAAATGCGACCAGAAAATATTTATATATACTAATAAAAAAGAATTTATGGAAGAGAATTTAATAACTTGTAAAGTTTGTGGATTTAAATCTCAAAGAATATACGGAAGACATTTAAAATCTCACGGTTTAACATCAGAAGATTATAAAAGGATGTTCCCTGGTGAACCTTTGTATTGCGAGAATGATTTAAAAAATACTTCTAAAAATAGTGGAAAGCATATGAAAGAAGAAAAATATAAAAAAATGTTTTCTGAGAAAATAAAAGGGGATAAAAATCCAAATCATAAATCAAAAACTACATTAGAACAAAGACAAAAATGTTCTCCTTTTTCTGAAAAATTTGTTAATTATAATGATGAAAATAAGAGAAAAGAGTTTATTAAAAAAGTTTGTGATAAAAAATCTTATACTACCAGATTAGATTATTGGTTAAATAAAGGTATGTCTGAAGAAGAAGCAAAAGAAAAATTATCAAATAGACAAAAAACATTTACTTTAGAAAAATGTATTCAAAAGTATGGTAAAGAAGAAGGAAGAAACATTTATGATGATAGACAAGAGAGATGGCAAATATCATTACTTGAAAATGGTAATCTGAAATGTGGTTTTTCTAAAATATCACAGGATTTATTTTATTCTATACTAAATTTTTATGAAAATGAAAATAAAACAAAAATATATTTTGCAACAAAAAATCAAGAATATTTTATTTCTAAAGGAAAAGGAGAATTTTATCAATACGATTTTGTAGATTTATTGAATAAAAAGATCATAGAATATAATGGTGATGAATATCATGCAAATCCTGAAATGTTTGAAGCGGATGAATATCCACATCCGTTTAGAAAAAATATAACAGCCGCAGAGATTTGGGAAAAAGATAGAAGAAAATTAGAAGTAGCAAAAGAGGAAGGCTTTGAAGTTATAACTATATGGGATTCTGAGTACAGAAAGAATAAAAATAATACATTAGATAGATGTTTATCTTTTTTAAAATTAAAAATTAAAGAAAATGCTTAAAAAGTTCAATAAATTTAACAATTCAATATTATTTGAAAAGGTAGATGATTATGTTAGTTTACTGATGTTAGATATACATGAAGAATTAAATAATATATCAAATAATGATTATTTTATAGATTTTTATGAAAAATATGGATTTACCTCAACAATTCATATTGATAGAAATGAACTTAAAACTATTTCGGTATATCATGCTCAAATATCAATACAAGATATTATTAGAGAAAATTTTAAAAAAATTGATATTAATATCTATATAGAAGATAATGACATCAATATAAATAAAATCTATACTTTATTAGCACATGAATTTTCACATTATTATCAGTTGATATCCGGAGAAGATAAATATTTTATTTCAATAAATAAAATGATAAATATTGAGGATTTTAAAAATTCAGTAAAAAATTATAAAATTGATTTTTTGAATTATATTTATTATAATTTTGAGCATGAATTAGATGCTAGAGTTAATATGACATATGAAGGTTATTTATATTCTAAATTAAAAACGTTGGAAGAAATGTATGATAGATTTTATGAAAATGAATTGTATAAAATGCTAATATTTTTATCAAATTTTAATTCAGTTAAGATGATAAAAAAATATGTAAAAGATGATTTGTTAGATTTGACAAATCAGTTTAATTTATTATATAATATTAATCAAATAGATATATCACAATTAGATAAATATTATAAAAATTGGGAAAATATTTTCAAAGAAAATTCAATTAAATATATAGAAGAAAGTAAGGACGCAATAAAACAGGCATTTAGTAAGCAAAAAAGATATGAAGAAAATTATTCATATTGTTATGATGAGACTCCATTATATGAAAATAATTCTTATGATATGGATGATGAAATTATGAAATTAGTAAATAGATTTAAAAAAATACCATTATGATAGATAGAGATTGAAAATAAAGAAATTATGATTAAAGAAAAAGAAATAAATATTAAAATCGTTGGTAGAAATTTAAATCATTATAAGAATTTAGGTTATGATTGTAAAGTTGGTGATTTAGTTTCAGTTAATATAAATCATATTCAAAAAAATTCACATCGAAAAATTACTGCAATATGTGATAATTGTGGACATGAAAATATTATATCTATTCAAAAATATAATAAAAATTATAATAATTATAATATTTATACTTGTAAGCAATGTAGTAATATTAAAATAAAAAATACAAATAATAAAAAATATGGTGTTGATTATCCATTACAAAATAAAGATATTTATAATAAGTTAGTTCAAGGAAATATTGAAAAATATGGTGTAAAAAATGTTTTTCAATTAGATGATACAAAAAATAAAATTAAAGTTACTAATAATAAAAAATATGGTGTTGATTTTCCCCAGCAGAATATTGATATTTTAAATAAATCTAATATAACAAATGAAATGAAATATGGTGTAAATAGACCTGCTAAAAATTTATTAATACAAGAAAAATGCAAAAATACTAAATATGATAGATATGGAAATGAATTTTTTAATAATATTGAAAAAACTAAATTAACTTTATTAGAAAAATATAATGTTGATAATATTTCTAAAATATTTAGCCATAAAGAAAAGATACAAGAGCATTTCATTAATAAAATGCTAATTAAATATGAATTTATAAATAAAATTGATTATAAAAATTCATTATACTATTGTAATTGTGAAAAAGGGCACGATTATAAAATTAATATTGGATTATTTCATAATAGATTATCACATGGTATTAATACTTGTACTATCTGTTATCCTGAAAATACAGTATCTTCAATTAATGAAAATGAAGTATATGATTTTATAAAAGAAAATTATAAAGATGAAATTATATTAAATGATAGAAAAATTCTTGAAGGTATGGAATTGGATATTTATATTCCCGTTCTAAATTTAGCATTTGAATATAATGGTTTATACTGGCATAGTAGTATATATAAAGATGATAATTATCATTTAAATAAAATGTTATTATGTTTAGATAAAAATATACAACTTATACATATTTGGGAAGATTTATGGATATATCAAAAAGATTATATTAAAAATTTAATTTTAAAATTATTAAACAACGATGTTTTATATGGCGAAGATATTATTGATATTGAATTGTTTTTAGTTAATGATAAATTACTTGAAAATTACAATATTTCTAATATTGTTAAACCAATTAAATGGAATGTTAAGGGAAATAAAAGATTAGAATTCGATCAAAATTTAAAATTACCATATATATGTGATTGTGGTAAAGTAAAATTAGAAAAAATATGTTAAAGAATTTTATTAAAGATATTATATATTTTATTATTCAATTAATTGAAAAATATGAATTTAGAAATTTTAATCCTAATGAGGATGATATTTTAAAGAAATTTGTTAATACATTGTTTCTAGATGATGAGTTATTGGTTGAAACTGATTATGGACAGGTTCCTGTTACTGAAATAAATATAACTCAACCATTTCAGAGGTATAAGTTAGAACTAGAAAATGGTTTATCCTTAGAGTGTGCAGATACCCACATAGTTTTTTGCAGAGATCACGAACCAAAAATGTTAATTAATTTATCTACCAATGATTATATATTAACAAATAAAGGTGAAAGTAAAGTTAAATCAATTAAAAAATTAAAAGGTAAAGTATCTATGTTTGATTTATCTATAGATACACCAGAAATGAGTTATTATACAAATGATATATTATCACACAATACAGTTTCAGCCGCAATTGTAATTTTACATTTTGTTTTATTTAATGATGATAAAGGATGTATGATAGTAGCAAACAAAGGAAAAACAGTTAAAGAAATTATTAGAAAAATAAAGGACATTTATAAATTATTACCATTTTTCTTGAAAAAAGGTGTAACAAACTGGAATGAGACTCAAGTAGCCTTTGAAAACAATTCAAGGATTCAAACAGAAAATAGAACAAAGGAACCATCAATTGGTTTTACAATTGACCTTCTATATCTTGATGAGTTTGCACATATACCAGATAATTTCATACGAGATTATTATGGTTCTATAGTTCCTGTAGTTTCTTCAATTAATAATTCTAGAATTATCATTACTTCTACACCCAATGGATTTAATATGTTTTGGGAATTATTAACAGCTGCTGAACTTCCAGATGATGATCCAAATAAAAATCCTTATAAGGCTATGCGGGTATATTGGAATCAAGTTCCTGGTAGAGAAGATACTAAAATTAGAATTCTTGACGTT